AAATAAAATAGGGTCGTTATCAGTTACGGCCGTAGTGGCGGCGGTTAATCCCGCGTTAAAATAAATATCGCTCGCAGTTTCCTCAGTTATTACGCGTTGGCTGTTTATCCACGGAACCCAATAACCTGTTAGAATTGATTCTAAGGGGGTTGGTAGCAACGTAAAACCCGCGTCGGTTATAATCCCCTCGAATAGTTCCCAAGCGTTAAGGAACGGCGTTAAATCCGCCGCGTATAAAGGTTGCTCGGAATTACTAACGGGCCTCGAATTCGGGCTCCCGAGTTGGTCCCAATTTTGGCCGCGATCAACTAACCCCCATTGAACTGAATTCCCCAGGTCCAAATCGACTAAACTCCAAATGTCGCCCGAGGTGTAATTAAAACTAACGCCAACGTTCCAAATAACTAAACTGTTAGGAATGTCGACGCTTGTTATTATTCGGTTCGTTATGTTAGTTCCGTTATCAAATCGAATGGTAAAACCTATGAGCTCAGTCGTTACGGGTAACGGGTAAAAAAAATCTGTTTCGCCAATGTTTACGTTGGTAGCCATTACCCCCGTTTCAATAATCCAATCGTCTTGAGTTATTCCATATTGGATAACATGGTTATAAGTTGGCAGTCTCGAAATCGTCCCGAGTAACCCGTCCCCAATGGAGCGGAATAAATCGGGCGTCTCACCGTAAAAGGTAACCTGAATGTCGGTTAGTAAATCATTTTGGCGAAAGGTTTTCATTACCCGCAAATGTCCCCGCACAATTGGAACCGTATCGACCCGAATCTCCGCCGCTATTTTGGTCGCGTAAATATTCTCCGAGTCTAAATAGTTGGAGTCATCCAAAAAACCGAAAACGGTAACGTTGCGGTCGCTGGCGGGGATGCGAAACTCTCGCGTAAAATCTCCGAGGGCCTGAAAATTACCAACGTCCTGAAAAGCCCAATTTTGCGAAATGGATTCGAGCGGGTACAAATCGAGGTAAGTTTCCGAAACTGCGCCAATGCGAAACGTGGCGCCGTCCCAATCGGGGAGCGTTGGGTCGTTTTCGTAATTAATATCGTAAAGCCCAGGCCAAACGGCTTCAAAATTTACCGCGGTAATTAACCCCCCATCGTACTCAGTAAGGTCGGCGCCTATAATCGTAATCGGTAAGCCCACAAGCGAAAAAATACCGTCGAAAAAGTTAACGCCAATTTTATTAGAGGAACCCACATATACGGCGGACGGCTCCTCGAAATCGCCCTCAATATTTTGGCCCCTTCTAACTATTAAATGAACTTCATTTATCATGTCCAATAGTCTTGACTGTAACTTAATTTCAAAGTGACGTTATATAACTTTCCATTACGCTCGCGGCGCTCCAAAAAACTCGTTTCCGTTAATGATACGGGACGCATATCCGTGCCCGTTAATAGTTGAACCTGATTCGACGCGAGTAACGACCTCAAATAAATATATTCGTTTTCCTGAATCCAATCCGACGTAACGGTTAGGTTTTGAGTTACTATGTTTTGGCGGTCGTAAAGCTGACGATCATAGGGCGTAAATATTGAGGAGGTCCCGTTAAATAAAACCCGTTTAAACTGTTTACGCTCGACGTTATCCGTTATTTCGCTTTTCTTTATAAAATTGAAATAATCCCATCCGCCGCGAGAATTTACCCAAGCTAAACGGACGTTATCGTAACGGCAATCGTATTGCCCGTAATATTCGGCGTTATAAAAATAATATCTAACGCTCGCCTGTGCTGAGGCCTTTGAGTAGCATTGGATAATATAATAACGCCAACCTGGGCTTGAGGTCGGGTCGGGCATACTTGGGACCGTGCTATTTTTTAAGTTCTGAGGCCCGCAAGGGATACCCTCGAGAGGGTTTTCGGCAAAATTTACATCTAATATTGAGGTCGAACCCGTAGCGCTTACGAGCGTAACGCGATATTTAGCCGCGAGGGTTGGCGATAAATACGTCGCAACGCCTGGCACCATCAATAAACCGTAATCGCTATCGAGCGTTGGAATAAAAACCTGCCCAGCGGTTAACACTATCCCCATACTTTCCGCCAGCGGCCAAACGTGGGTATTTGTTTTGCGGTCGCTCATGGCGTAAGCGTTGGCACTATTGAGCGAAAATCTTATATCGAAATTCGAGCTCCCGAAAACATTGGGGCGAAATCCGTCGGTAGGTTGGTAGTAGGCATTAAATACCGCTGTCTCGGCGGTTTCATCCACGCCCTCGTTTTGAGTCAGCACCCCGTCGACGATCCACCACTCAGAAAAAACTAACTCGTAAACGTTCCACCCGTTGCCAATGGTTTCGGTATATGTCGAAGCGGTTGAAACGTGGACGTTGGTCCCTTCATTATTGTGAAGATTAACGAGCGGGCTTAAGTCGAAATAAATATGGCCATCTGGGCTGGGTTGTAAGTAAAAAAAATAAACCTTTCCCGTAGCGGTATCGGTTACCTCAATACCAAAGCGAAACCCAGCGTTCCCGCTGTTAGTGCTCGTTAAATCATATATGAGTTTTTGGCCGCGCGGCGTCCAATCGTAAGGTTGTTCGTTTATCGTTAGCGCCATTTTTATTTAATGTATTTATCCGCTTTTAAACGGGCTTGCTTAAATATTTCGTTTCTATAAAATAAACGGAATTCTTTACCGCTTTTACGGAATTCATCTTGGAACGCGTCGCGCATGTAATCTATCCCCACGATTCCACGGGTACCGATTCGGCGCGCCATTCTCGCGGCCTCCCAAAGTCTCGTTTTTTGGTTGTCTGATTTAAACAGGCTTTTGGCCTTCATCCAATCGTAAATAGGCGAAACGGGCGGCCACGTTTTCGGGTCGTTATTTGGGCGGCGTCCCTTTTCGATTACGTCGGCATAATTGCGCGTTGGATCGTTTGGTTTAACTCCAAACCATTGGAGAATTTGAGGACCTCGTTTAAAATAACCCCAGGTCAAAGCGGCCAATAAATTACCACGATAAACGCGGTTAACCGACCGCCCGCGAATGGTTCGTTTTTTCCTGAGGTTAGCTTGAGCGCGTTTAATTACCCGCGCCCCGAATTCATCTAAAACGGGCCGATATGTTTCTAATTTTGCCATATTATAAAACCTCCGAATATTCGAGCACGCTTCCCGCCCGTATTGTGAACTGTCCCGCCGATGCACATCGGAAGCGTAACGTCCAAGTCCCTGAGGCAGTCACGCGAAAAATACCGTCGGCAGTTACTAAACCATTATTAGCGCCTGCCGCGTTAGAGCCCGCGTCGTATGCCGTTTGATTAGTTATAGCGTTCGTAGTTGCTAGAAGTGACGTAGTAAAGCGAGCGTTGTTTAATGAGGCCGTTGGCCCGTTTGATGATACGGTAATCGCCGCCGTAGCCGCGTAACTAAGCGTCGCCCTCCATTTATAAGTTTTATTCGCGCTTACTGCAAAGCTCAACCCCGTAACATCCTCGAAAGCCGTTCCGATGTTGGTAACGTTTGAGCCCAGCACTACCGAAATATCCGTACCGACGGAAAGGTCGGTTTTCAATTGAGCGAGCGTTAACGCGCTAACAGTATTATCCGCGTTTATTCTGAGGTAACGAACGTCGCTCGGGTTGGGTAACGTCGCGAGGTTAGTTCCGACAGTAGTTAAACCAATCGAATTTTGTTTACTGTTAAACGTGGTCCAATCCGCACTCGATAACGCGCCCCGATTTGCCGCCGAGGCCGTGGGCAAATTAAACGTATGAGTCGAACCCGCCGAGCTAATCGCGAAATCGGTTCCCGCCGTACCCGTGGCGAGGTTTTGAACCTGGGCCGTAATGCCATTAATCGCGTTTACGCCCGTGCTGAGTGTCGTTATAACTTGAGATAAATGGTTATCTTCGGTATGTAAAACGATAGTCCGTCCTGAGGTCGTTACGAAAACTCTTAAAGCCAACCTATCAGTTAATGCCATTACCGTAGCGGGTACCGCGAGAGCCGTAAAATAGGCGTCGATAACAGTCCCTTGAGTAATACCCTCAGGCGTTGCCACGTCGGTAGCCAATAAAGTAAACGTGGCGCCGTCGTATTTATATAACTCGACGTAGAATGAAGGCGAGCCGCCACTTGAGGACGCACTAAAATAAAGCTCTAAATTGAAATTACCGCCAGGAATTAGTAAGACGTTGGGGTCGTTTGCATCCGTAATGAATTGAGCGATTAATCCGTTACCCGCCGCGTTAGTTCGCGTGAAATCCGTACCCGCTCCGAAAACGGCCGTTTTGCTCATTTGGTAGTAAGTCGACCCGCCAATTACGCCTTGGTTAATTGAGCCGTTAAGGTAATAGCTAACCGACGAACCGCCGCCGCTTGAGGTTGGAAAATTAGCGAGTTGACCATCGCCCCGAACGTATTGAGTCGCAAGCCCCGCCCCCGTTACCGCCAGCGTTCCCGCCGTGGTCACAGGCGAGCCCGTAACCGTAAACGCCGAGGGCATGGTTAACCCTACCGAGGTAACCGAACCCCCGCCACCCCCGCCCACCGTGGTAAATTCAACCTCACCCGTCGCGGCGTTGCTCAGGGTTAGAACCTGGCCGACCGTTGCCACCGCGTCGTTTACGTTGGGCGTTTTCAGGCGGGCCGAATTCGGGAATAAGGTTAACGAGGTTTCATTTGCTGAGCTGGATTCGCTGGCGGCTATTGTCGCTTTTTGGGTATCAACTAAAACTTGCGTTTGAGTCGTTCCCGTTACTTTGCCCATCGTGACCGACGCGCTATCGATACCCAGCGAGGCGTCCGAATTTACGTTAATGTCAAGTTTTGAAGTTGAGTTAACAGTAAAGTTTGAGGTCCCGTCGATAGTTAACCCGAACGTGTTGGCGTCGATAGTATTGTCAGCCGTTAAAACGGGGTCGGTCGTTATCACATCTTGCAAACCCTGGGCGCTTGGAATACTTGGGAACGTTTGAAGCGCTCCCGTACCGTCGATGTAATCCCCCGAGGTTCCCGCGCCCGTAATTGCCAAAGTACCCGCGCCCGTTATTGGCGATCCACTAACCGCAAAAGCCGACGGGACCGTTAACGCCACGCTCGTAACCGTTCCACCCCCACCGCCTCCGCCTGAGGAGTTTATCGTAACGGTTCCGTTACCGTTGTCCACTATGGTAACGTTGGTCCCTTGCTGTAAGTTTAACAGGCTTTGGAGCCCGTTATTTACGCCGTTCGTTTGTAACGTAATCCCAACCGCCACGCCCTCACCTCCCGAGCCTGAGCCTCCTATCGTAAAGTCGGCGGGTATATCGCACGCGCTCCAATCCCACGGAACCGACAGGGTCAATTGAAGGTTAACGCCGACTAACGTATGACTAAACTCATTTATGAAAACCTCAATATTGGCGCCCCCATCCAATTCCACGTAAGGCCCGAAAACTATTTGTCCATTTTGCACCTCGGCTAACAAATCCTCCGCCAGCTTAATGCAGTCACTAATGCACTCGCGTTGGTATTCCGTCGGCGTCTCCTTATCCCTCGGAAGGTCGGCAAAGATTATCACAAACGAATAAAGGCGCGTTCCTGAGCGCGGTTCAACCTCGACGGGTAACACATGCATCCAAGGAAACTCGACGTCCTTCTCGATGTCGATATTGGACAAATCGCCGTGGCTAAATCCCTTAATTAGAAAATGGGCCTCGGCAAAGGCTCGGAACCTATCAATTAAAACGTTGTAACTTATTTGCGGAATCATTTTCGAAAAGTTGTTTTCATTATTCTCGTTTGCTCAGAACTAAAGTCCCTCATGTAACTCAGGTGGGTAAAAACCGCCGTCGCTGGCGTGTCTAAAACCATCTCATGTTTGGTTAAATCATTTCCCGAAATCGACTCGAGAATATGATACCAACCGTAGCGCGCTAATCCTGAGGGCGTGTAATCGTGCTCAGCTCCTGAATCATCAGGCGGTCCAAAGAGTCCAACGAATTGTTGACTAATTCGGCGCCGATACTCGAAAAAAAAAGCAAGCCCCCTTGAATACGATCCATGGTTAACGCGTTAATCGCGTGCATATACTTTTTAACGTTGGCAGAATCGTATTTAACGAGGTTATAATAGTCCCCCACTTGCTCAGCGACGGGGCGGTAAATTATCGCCGCCAGCTGAGGGAGGTTCGTGTAATCGGTACCGCCGTTAGTTAACCAAATGGATTTCGAAAGTTGATCTAAATCGACGTGCTCACGAAACGTCATGTTATTAATATCAGGAATAAACCCGAGCTTAATTCCGTCGACGGTTACGGTGGGCGTGTGGGTATCTTTACCCGTCATGCAAGCCGTGGTAAATAAATCGATTACCGTTTGCACCGTTTCGGCCTTAAGCCCCTCGCAGTATTCGCGGCTTTTGTTAATGGCTATCATGGCGCGCTCGGTATCGTCCGAAGCCGTCTCGAAATCAACGAACCGTTTTAACGTTATTTGGTCGGCGCTTACAGGAATATAAAGTTTCATATATTGGCGCTTATCGTTATTATGGGTTGGTTATCCGCTCCCGTGAGTTCCTGGCGTTCGATGTAACCGCGCTTTTTACCTTTGGTTTTCATGTAAAAAATAATCGCGGCCGTATCGTTAGAATTAATGAGCCCGTGTAACTTACTCTCGGCGAAATCTAAAACCATATCCTCCACATTCTCAACCGCCGCTTTATAGTCGGGGTCGTGTTTCATCCAATAGTAATGAATGTCGCGACTCATTCCAACGACAGCGGCCGCCTTGGTTACGATGCCTAGGTTAGCCTCCAAAGCCTCAATAAAAGCCTTTTTTTTGATGTTGAATTGCGCTAAATCAGTCTCGTTTTTTTCCATAGCTTAAAAATCAATTTTTCCCGTAAACATTGGTATTCCACCGACGACGAAAACGCATTTTTTAATTTTCATTTTGGGCCCTTTCGGCTTGGTATTGACAAACCGCGTAACGCTGGGCAGCATCGGGGAACTCCTTTATACTTTTCGAGTCAGCCATACACCGCCCAATGAATTCATGGCGGTCCTCGTTAGGTTGTCGCGTTGGGAGTGGCATGGTTACTTACTTTTTTTTTGTTTAGTATTCCTAATAGAGAATAACTCTATTAACTCTCCTTTGATTCGTGCCCATAGGGCTTTAATTTTAGCTTTCATGCAATAGTAACGGAATATCCGTACACTTTTGCCCGAAAACGTCCCTACTCCTCGAAATCGCCCTCGCTGATTTCGTTCTTAAGCCAGCTAATGAGGTCCGAGCCTCGGCACGAAACACAACCCACTCGGCTTCCCGTCATCTTGTAAACCCATTCCCCGAGCTCCTTAACCGTTTGGCCTGTTATTACGCCCTGAGTCGGTAGCCCCGAAACGAAGGCCCGTAAAAGTTCCGTTTCTTCATCCGAGAGGCGATAACGCCCCCATTTATTAATCGGACATCGGTATAGCGAATATTTCGTTTTACGCGGCATATAACAGCCGCAAAGCCTCGTTTTACGTCGGTAGTGGGTTATTTTATTGTTTTCCTTGGCCTCGGCTAAATCCTCGGGGCTGAGCTTGTTTCCTATTATGATAGTTCCGCAACTTAACGTCCAGGGCCTGAAGTGTTTACAGGCCGTGCACGTCGCTAAACGTTGGGCCCGAATTGCTGGGGGTACGGTGAACATTTTTTCGAATTCTTGTTAATGCGTTTTCGACTAATTTATAAAGGGTCTTAATGGGGATTCCTGTTTTGGCGCTGGCGTCCTTATAACTAAAATCGGGGAGCGCGTATAACCTCAAAATGACGGCGTCCATTTGTGGCATGAGTGAAATATAGGCGTCGACGTACTCGTTATTTAACCGAGATCCAAGCCACGGGGCTAACGGCTCCTCGAGATGCTTAACGCTATTTTCGTCCCAATTTCTAAGGAACTTACTAAATTTCACATGGTAACGGCTCGAGCGGTCGATAGCCATTAAGAACAAAGCGCGGTTAACGTAAAATTCGAGGGTTCCTTCATTCGCCAGGCGCTCGGCCTTCTCGCGTTGGTTTTCGAGTATCTTTAAAAGGGTTTCCGATAACAGGTCGTCGCCGCGGTGGGGGTCGCTCATTAGTCCCCTTGCATATCTGAGCCATTTGGGATATAATCGAGCCGTTTCGTTTTCCAAAGTTTTCACCCCGTTTTGAATGTAGCAAAAAATCAACTATTTTCGCCGCCGTAAATATAAACTAAAATTTTAACAGTATGACGTTTAACGAAATATCGGGGTTATTCCTAACCCACCTCAGCGCGGCCGTCCTCGGTTTTGCGTTTGGGCACTATCGCGGCTGGCTATCTGAGTATAAACACCAGGAACGAAAGGAGGGCGAAAATGAGTAACCAAACCGAAAACGAAAAACTCGCCCAGGCTTACCGATACGGTTGGCAAGCCGCGATGAAATGTTTACAGGGCGTTTATAAACAAGGGGTCGATCCATTAGCCGAAATAATAGTTTTAGAGCATTTTAAGCAAAAGGAAAAAAAGCGCAAACCAATAAAGGAGGCCGAAAATGAATAAAGAACCCGAAAACCAAACCCCGATTAACGAATGGGTTGAAAAAACCCGAAAAAAGTTAAATTCTAACCCCCTGAGCCTTTCGGCGATGGCTTACCGTGAATTCATAAACGAAAGCCCCGAGTTGATAGTTAAGGAAGCCCAATTAATTCGCGAAGCGTATCTCGAAGGATATCGCGCCGCCTTTGAAGATTTAAAAAGCCATTATGAGACGAAAGGAGATGAGCCTGTTATCGCGTGAGGAGCTCCGCTATTTGCGTTGGCAGTTTTTGGCCACGATACCAAAAACCGAGCTCGAAAGCTGGCGGCTAAATATGAACATCAAACGCGTAAACGCCGAATTAGCCGTAAGGGCTCAAAAAATAGTAAAAAATGAATCCCGAGAAACTTAATACCCTAATATCCGAAACCTTTGGAACCCGAAACGAGTTCGCCCTGAAAATGAAGGTCTCGAGGTGGACGGCCTACCGTTGGCTCGATAACCCCGAAAGGATGGATTTAAAGGCCCTTAAACGCCTCGCAAAGCTAACGGGGAAACCCTTAACCGAACTCGTTTAAATGGTTACGTTTTTACCCAAGCAAATCGAATGTTTAAACGCCCTCGGCCTCGATTCCCCCGCGGAGGTCGTTTTATTTGGTGGGGCCGCTGGCGGGGCTAAATCGTTCACGGGTTGCGCGTGGCAAATCCAAAGGCGCTTAAAGTACCCAGGAACGCGCGGGCTAATTGGGCGGTCCAAACTCGACACCCTGAAAAAAACGACGCTAAAAACCTTTTTTGAGGTCGCTCAGCTATTCGGGCTCCGAGCGAATGAGCATTACCAATTCAATGCACAGTCGAACGTT